TTATCTAACTCGGCATCCAACATTGGCGTCATAGATTCTGTTGCGGCTTCATCAGCAGTATTGTCAACTGGTGGGTATTCATCTGGTGATACAGGTGGTTCTCCACCTTGTTGTAACACTGAACCTCCAGTACCATCGTCATCTTCTTTTTTAATCTCTTTATTCATCTCTTCAATTTGTTCTTTAGTCAATTGCAAGATATGACGTTTAACCCAATCAGCAGAATAATAACGGCCAACAAATGGGTCAACTTGAGTTAACAAATTAATTCTTTCACGTAACAATTCAGCATCACGCAACTCAACAAAGTTATTATCTTTTTGGAAGTCGTAGTAAATGTCTTCTTTGAATTCTTCCCATTCTTCACGGGTACAAATACCTTTAAGTGTCAACTGTACACTCAATGCTTCATCAAAGATGTGTGTGAATTTATTACGTAGTCTCTGTACAAACTTTGCAAACTTGGCTTCATCACGTGTTACTTCAGTGCTTCTACCAATGCCAATCATACCACCAGATTGTTGTGGTTCTAAACGTGCAATTGGAACGTTCAATGCATTCAACAGTTTATTTCTGAAATACTTAACGTCTTCTAACTCACCAAGGTTTTGACCAGCTGGCAACGTTGTAATCTCTGTGCCTTTACCACCTTCACGGCGAGGTAACCAAAAGTCTTCTAACATCGACATGTGTTTGCGGTCATCACGCAGTTCACCAGTCGTAGCATCATAAACCATCTTGTTACGATACTTAACCATAACGTCACGTAAATATTGTTCAGCCTTACCTTTTGGTAAGTTACCAACGTCAATATAGAAAATGCGGCGTTCTGGTGCTCTAGACAAACGATAGATAACTACCGCATCTTCAATCATACGCAACTGATTAAGTGGCTTGATTGCTTTGTGAATATAAGAAATAACAAATGTATTCTTTGCATCCATCAAACCAGAATTGATATTGATAACTGCATCAGAAGAAATTCTCAATCCCTGATTAACTTGGGCAGTATATGTTTGTGTTGTGGTACCACGGTCATTATAGACATAGTACTCAGCAATAGATTTAATAACCGATGCACCAGTTTTTGGATCACGGTCTTTTTGTACTTCTCGAACCTTACGAATTTTACGTGGGTCGATGTAACGTAATTCTTTAATGCCTTCTTTAGGATTCTTTTCGTTAACGATAATGTGATAGTAAATTCTACCATCAATATACCATCGTTTGAATAAATCATCGGCAAGGTTTGCAAAGTTCAACATACGCATAACGTTGTTGAATTCTTCACGTATTTTTTTCTTAATCGATTCTGGTTGTTTCAGATTATCCATAACGATATCAAGAATCTTGCCCTCTTCGGAACGAGTAATAGCTTCATTGACAATTTCGTCAATAGCCATTTCAAGCTCAGGGTGATTCGACATTTCACGGTAACGTGTGATTAGTTCCAACTCATTACGAATTGAACCCTCTAAATCAACATACGTACCATAGTGTGCGTTACCTGTAATAGTAACTGCACCATCATCTATTGCATTTGTCGGTAGAGCAAAAGAAGATTCGTTCGGGTTTTGAACCTGAACGACTTCTTTGTCACCAAAAGTAAAACCAAAAAGTTTAATCATTTAGATATATCTCCATCCCGAAACATTATTTAATCTAGACCAAATCATTTTATAAGTATATCCTTGTATATTTTTTGATGCTTCACTTATACTATAAAAAATGCCAAACGGTGTTTGTATTTTTTTAGCATTATTATTTTTACTACCAGTTTGATTAACATGAGGTCTTTCACCACACATATTATATCTATGCTGTTCGGACTTTTTAACACCTGTCAATTTTTCTTTGGCTGCTTTTGCCGCTAATGGTTGAATTATTTTTATGTGTTCTGATAAATGTTTTAAATGTCTTTTCCAATATGTTCCGGAACCACGATACAAAACACAATCTTTTAAAGATTGTGCTTCATGTTTACAGAGATATTTTAATCCTGTAACTTTGTGTTCTTTTACCAACAAATATAAAGACATATATCTAAAAAGGTGGAGTTTTTACACTCCACCCTCTTTCGTCAAACCACGTTATCTTCTACGGATTCCCACCATTGATATGATAGAGTCACCGTGAATTCTTCAATCGAGTCGTTAGAACCCCAGTCAACATCAATTGGAGAAACGTCTGTTGGGAATAAACCAATAAACTTATATTTCTTCAACGTGTCACCGTTCTTGGCGAATTGTTTAACTTCTCCGTCAACAGTATAACTGCCTGGAGTTTGTGCCAATGGGTTGCGAACGTTTAAACTATGGCTGTTCATGCCATTCATCCATCTTTCAAATGCATTACGCACAACAAAGTCTTCATCATTGATGATTGAGAGTGTCCAATCAGTGAAGGTTCTGTTACCTACAAACTTCAACTCACGGCCGAAGTATTGAACAGGCACAGTACCAACAGTAGAACCTGGAAGTTGTGCGGTCTTACACATGAAAGATAATTTCGTTTGTGCATTACCAGGTAAAGCAAATGCCGGAAAAGGCATGGTTACCTCAAAGAGGTTTGGTCTCGCACCATCACCCTGCATTTGAGAGCGGAATTCGTTAATATTAAATGCCATTTAATTTTCTCCTATCTCTCTATTTATTAGAATCGTCCAACGATTTCATTGAATGCAACACCAGTACGGACTGCAACAAAGTTTAGTTGGATGAAGTTGATGGAACGGGCTGGTTTAACATAAATGTCACCAACAAACTCATTGCGGTCTATGACCTCTGGTGTGTTATTTGTAGTATCACAAACAACACGGAAGTCATAGATACCACGGCGGCCTTGGATTTCACGCAAATACGGTTCAACCAAGTTAACAAACTGAGCGCGTGTAAATTCATCGTTAAATTCAAATAGCGATGAACGAGAAGCACGAGCAACTGTTTTCTCTAGTACAATAAACAATCTACGGACATTAATTCTGTCCATTGCTTCTGGTCTGTTCAATAGAGTCTTATCACCGAACAATACAGTACCTTCACCTGGGAAGGTTACAACAGGATTAATACCTGAGTTGTACAATGTGTCTCTTTCAGACTTAGTTGGATTCCATGCCAATTTAACAACGTTCTTAACTTGACCTCTGTTCAAACCAGCTGGTGAGAACCATGGGTCACGGTCAACGTCAGTTCTAACCAATAGACCGGCAATATCACCGTTCAATGGCAACCAACGATAAATGTCATTGTATTTGTCGTATTGATATTTCCATCCACAATCCATAACTGCGTATGAAGAAGATGTAATGGTATCACGATAAGTTTTAACAGTTGATGCTTCTAAACCTGAGTTGTTCAACACAGAAGTTAATGGTGGAGAAATAAACACCATACAATCTTTACGTGACTCGGCAATAGAAATTAGTCGGTCAGGCACCACATCGTCTGTAGTTTCACCGGCCATTAATAGAGAAACATCAACAGAATCAACATTGTTAAACAAATCGTAAGATGTGTTTCTGTTACCTGCAGTTGGTGCAGTATCTTTACCTGCAGACAAGTCAAAGTTGTTAACTGCCAAACCATTATAAGCACCAGTTGTTGCTACTTGAATAGCAGTTTGACCCCAGTTTGCACCAGTGTCTGGGTGACCCATCCACCAGATGTACTTAGATTTGCTGTTAATAACGTCTTTGTAGTAGTTTGAAGAACCGTCTGTATTCTTAGCATCTCCTGCTTTAGAAACGAAACCAAATTTTTCAACAACTGTGTTTGCTGTACCCGTAATAGCACCTGTCATATCAACAACAACAATATGAATTTCATCATTTGAAGCTGCTGCCCTAGATGCATATGTAGAAGTAGTAGGTGTTGTACTAAATTCACCTGAGTATGTCCAACCTGTTGATACGTTGGCGTCAGCCATCGAAACACGTAGTGCATTACCTAGTGAACCTGGATACTTTGCCGCCCACTGAATTGAATTACTTCCTGCTGCAAAGTTTTGTTCGTAATTTGTCTTGTTGAGTACTCTTACAGGTGTTCCAGCGTTTGTTGCATTATTTGCTGTAGAACCTACTGAGCGAATAACTCTCAAATCTGAACCATATTGTAAAAAGTTTGCTGCTGTGAAGAATGATGTTGCGGTGTTGCTATCTGGTTTGCCGAATCTTTCTACTAATTGGACTTCATTACTAATCGTGACGATTTCATTCACTGGTCCCCAGTTAAAATTTCCTGCAAAACCGCCAATAGTTGTTGCTGTTGAAGGCACAACAGTTGTAAGGTCAACTTCTGAAACATTCACGCCTGGTGATAATTGAAAAGCCATGGTTTAATCTCCTTTTAAGGGCTGAATTATTTTTTTAATGTATGTTGTATTTATGTTTTTAAAAATTTGAGGATATATAACCTCGGCTTCTAACATCATCTTGCCATACTGTACCACCAGAATCAATTACTGGCTCTGGTCTGCCATCGTCAATAATACCTACTGGTGCCAAATCTTCGTCACCTAACATATTTTGTTCCTCTAACATCATCTTACGGATGTCGATATTGGTATCTTCTTTAAAATAACTCTGTGCAGTTAACCAAGAGAATAACACCAGACCCATAACTAAGTCATCGTTGTTACCTTCTTCTGCCTCATAACTGTCTCGAACTCGCACAAACGTATTAAGTTCGGCAATTGTGTCAAAGTCATTGATAATTAACTTGTCATTTTCAATCAAGGTCTTCAAGTTGGCACAACCAATCTTTTTGACTGATTTTGTGGTCTTGATACCGAATGATGTAGAACGCTTGAAACCACCTGAAATTGATTGTCCTTTAATATGGTGGTGTTCTAGCTTATATATGTTCTCATATTCCAGATCATAGTGAAGAATGTCCACAACCTGTTGGCCAATGTTATTAGTCTCAATCAACGCAAATGCTGTATTGTATCTTTTACATAATGCATAAACAACTGTAGGTAAAAATAACAATGGTAGTTTATTGTTTCGATATTTGGCAACTTGCCTGTATGGAACTTGAGACACATCAAGTATATTAATCGTTGAGTAATCTTGTGCAACACCTTCAGAACAATCCACACAACCGATGTATAGGTGTCCTGGAATTGGGTCTTGGTAGATATCTAAACAATCTTCTTGTTTCAATGGGTCAAAGAATGCCAATGACCTCAATTTAGAACCAGAGATTAATGTTGCCGATGAACCAATGAATTCTGTCTCAAACTCTTGTCGGAACTGTTCTTCTGATGTGTTACGTATGGTCTCTTCTTTCCATGCGGCATCACGTCCTGGCACTTGTGACCAATGAACCTCCAATGGTTTATAGGTCGAACGTTTCTCTGTTGCATCAACCCACATCTTATAGAAGTGGTTTAGGCCATATGGTGTAGAAACAATAATAACTTTGGTAGTCTTACCAGATGAGATAACCGGATAGGTTGACGTAAAGAATTCGTCAGCCATATTCTTTGGAACGAACGCAAATTCGTCCAAGAAAATTAGGTTATAAGAACCACCTCGAACACCAGATGCCGATGTTGCAAAGGCCGCAATCTTTGATTTGTTTTCCAACTCAATATTACCTTTGTTCCAAGTAATGATGCCTTGTTGCAACCAAAGTGGTAAGTATTCATATGCATACTGAACACGACCTAAAATTTCACGTGCAAGTGAACCTTTGTTGGCCAAAATGGCAATACTGTAATCGTCTTGGAATAAAATAGACCACAACATGAAACCCACAGTCGTAGTTGTTTTACCAACCTGACGAGGCATCTTTGCAATACAGAATCGATTTTCATGGAATGTTCGTACCATGTCCTCTTGGAATGGCCACATTTCGAATGGCACAAGACCACGGTCAACGTTAACAATCTTAACGTATGTCTTAATGAAGTAAACTGGATCTTCAGTACATTTTATAATCTCGGCAACTTGTTCTTCGGTGTAAGATAACTCTACACCAGTTCGTTTTAAGTTTGCATTGCCGAGGTAACCACCTGCGTCAATCATTATTTAATAAAACTTCTTAACATCCATGCATGTTTTTGGTGTTGGTCTAACAAGTCTTGCAAGAAATTACCAATAGCTGGTTCTCCTGCTTGGTCAGCAGCAACAATACCTGCACGGAGATGAACCATCATTCTATCGTTATCTCTTTTCAATTCTGCCATCATAGAAATTGGAGAAGGAATGATTGCTGATTCTTCTACGTCTGCCAACTCCAACATTCTCAATAACGAACCTGGTGCATATGCATCCAACATACGAATTTTTTCGGCAATTAAATCAGTATTATTAAATATTGATGTATATAACTCAGCAAAAAAATCATGATACTGTTGAAAGTTTACACATTCTACATTCCAGTGGAATCCGTGTGCCTTAAAATACAAGGCAAAGTTTGTGCCTAGTATAACTTTCAATTGTTGAATTAATTGTTCCATATTATTTCTCTTTATTTGACTTTAAAAACTTTACCAATTCTGTGGTTGAACCAACAAACACAGCCTTATCTATATTCATTGATTTATCACTCATCGATTTTGGTGCTAAATCTTTTTTACGCTTTTGAATTTCCATTAGGTCTTTATTTAGGTCAGACATATTCTTAAGCATTGTGGCCACAACCTCGAATGCTCTTGGGTGATGAGTGTCTTTAGCAACGTGTATCAAAGTGTCCATTGCAGAATTACCTTTGGTAATCATCTCACGTATATTCTGCCGAGCAAACTCAGCATCATCGGCAATATCTGGTGTTAAGTCAGTGTGTACTAACTGACCAGCAGATTCCAATGGTTCTATCTCCAACAGTTGAGATAAATTTTCATCTAATTTTTTCATAATTAAAAGTAAGTAATAGTTTCTGCAAATCCA